GAAGCGGCCTGACCGAGAACGCCCTGAATGTGAGCGTCCAGCGTCGAATCGAACATGCCCGAAAGGCTGACGGTCGAATCCTTGAGGCCCACGATGTAGGTCTTGGAGGAAGCGCCGAAGGCGGTCGTCTCAGCAGTCTCAACCGACTGCGGGAACGAAACGTCATTGAGATAGGCGCTGATGTCGGTCAGCGACCCACCCGAGTTGTCCAGTGCGAAGTACGCACCCTTACCGTGAACGAAAGCCATGATTGCTCCTTAGCGTCTGGCGAATGAGAGGATGAATGTGATGGAACCGGACGAACCGGCGAGGGTGTAGTTGGCACGGAGGTATTGGTTGACGGTCGTGCCCGCCGCCACTTCCACCCGCTCAGAGGTGGTCGTACTTGCGCCGACATCGGTGAACGTGGCCAGATCGGCCCACACCGCATCGTCGGCAGAGTGCTGAACTTTCACGGTGGTAGCGCCATCGTGATCGTTCGCCGTGACGTGCAGGACACCGACACCGCCGTTGGCAGTGCTGGCTGAGTTGTCCTGCGAAGAGCCGTTGCCCGTGGCCGACACGGCGGCAAGGCCCGTGAGGGCGATGCCGTTGTCGATGCCATCGTCGGACTGCAACTCGGCGCTAGCCGCCACGACATCCCCGACCGGAGCCGAGACATCGTAAGAGGTAGCCTCGGCCTGCCCCATCGACACTCGGTTGCCAGCGGTGGCTCCGCCGTAGAAGACACTGACGAGTGCGCCGTCCTCGGTGCCGAGAACTCCTTGGAGCACCTCGTCAACTGCTCCCGCCGATCCGTCGAACATTCCGCTCAGGGAGACGGTGCCGTCTTGAAGGCCAACGATGTACGTCTTGGACGAGGCACCGAAGGCCGTCGTCTCTGCCGTCTCAACCGTGCGGGTGATCGTGGCATCGTTGAAGTAGGAAGACAGGTCGGACTGGTTGAAGACAACCGCCGTACCCTTACCGTGAAGGAACGCCATCAGAGATCATCTCCCGAGTCGTCATCGAACGACCACGGCTCAGGCTCGGCAACCTTCTTGGCAACCTTCTTGGCCGGGGCGGGGGCAGGGGCGCTGTCGACCTTCTCAATAACGGACTGGTCGACAAGCCACTTGAGCGAGCGCTTGGGGATGTCCGTCTCGGACACCGTGTCACCCGCTTCTACTCGCTTGTCGGGGAGATCAATCCCCGTGAGGACTTTGTATGTAGCCACTCGTTCTCCTAACGCATACGCCATCAGTCGCCTTGCGAGGAAGGCCACTGAGGGGCACGAACGAGTCCGATACAAAGCCACTAAGGGCACGACATTCAGTTGTTGCCGTGATGGTACTTGGGGTCAGGTCAATCAATCAAGAGTCACGGGTGTTCTTCGCTTTACAACGAGAACAGATGATCGTCCACGGCCTTGTGAGTTGAATGGCGAGCATCCGGTTGCACCGCCAGCACCGAGGCTCGGTGTCTTGGGCCGCTTCGTCCCCATAGGGGTTGTGCATCATGCTCAAGACAGTGCCTTCATGACATTGAAGTTGCAGGTGAACATGATGCGGCGACTGTCATCACGCTCGTACACATACGGCGTGGTCGTGGCTTCGATCCGGTGGTACAGGACCGACGAAAGCGTGGCGTTCTCCACCGCCGTGAGTAGCCGATAGACCGTCTCAATGTTGCTTCGACCCGTGGCGTAAGAAGTGTTGCGGACAATGACTTGAAGGTCGGGCCGCTCAATCTGCGGAAGGTCGGTGGACCCAAGAGTTGAGAGTGGAGCAACTCCCACGTTCTCGTAGATCGCCACGCAGTTGTCTGGCGTGTCGGGGATCAGAGCCAAGTAGAGGTCTGTCCCGAGGGTGAACGAGGTGTTGGCATCAATGTAGGTGCCGACCTCTTCAAGCAGAGCCATCAGATGAAACTCCCTCGGGCACGAAGGCGCTCGGCCATGAAGATGCTGATGAACTTGGGTATCCTCGGCACGGCGGCGTAGAGGGGCTTGACCAGATACTTGTTCTTCTGCTGGCCGTGATGGTCCGGTGCCTCATGCACCTTCAGGGCGTAGGTCACGTTCACGCCAACTGTCGTCGGCCCGCCGTAGCCAAGTTGGATCGTGATGCGGTTCTGTTCAATCTTGGGCTTGCTGACCTGACCGGACATGCGGAGGAACCCATTGACCACGGGGACGTAGTTCATCTTGGAGTCGGTCATGACTTCCTCGGCCACCATGTAGGCCGCCGCCGCCGCATCTTCCATGATGGCGTTCTGGAACCCATCGAAGTTCTTGTCAATCGTGACGGTGGACTTGTACCTCATCGGAACCTCACGATGGTGTGCTCCAGCCCGAGCACGACATTGTGAATCTCAATGCTGGCGATCTCGGGGGTCGTGCCATCTGGCAAAGTGATCTTGTCGTCAATGGTGATCGCTGTGTCCGATATGTAGGCCGTCGTCGGCTTGTGTGTCTCATCTACCTCGTCGGTAGCGGTAAGCGTCGTATTGGGTTCGACGTAAGCGTCGGCGGTTCTGGCGGTCCCGAACGTAGGTTCGCCATAGTTGTTCGTCGACGATACGGACTGAATCGTGACCGTATGTGGCATGAAGGCGGTGAGTTGGGGGTCGATTGCCACGACTCACCGGAGCCTGTACGGGGCGTGAGAGTAGTCGTCGGCAGGGTAGACACGCTCGTTGTCGTGAATACCCTTGCGTCCGAACGTCGTCTCACGCTCAGTGTCGGCCTCCCGAGCCTCTTTGACACTCCGCTTCCAACCGGAAGTGAACGGGCTGACCGGCTCCGTCTCTTCCTTGGTGAGCAGGGAGTCGGCCAACTCCATGTACTGATGGTACTTCTGCGAGAAGTCGGCAGAGAGTCCACCGATGGAGCGATTCATCAGTCGTGCGAACTTGGCGGCAATGGCACGGCACGCCTCGGAGGCGGTGCGGTTGATTGAGCCGTGGCGAGTCAACAGGTAACTGATCTCGTTATCGGTAATCAACTGGTCGGTCGAATCGGTGTCGCCGATGAGCAGGCGAACTGCGTCGATGGTTCGGGTTCCCGGCTCCCCGGTGTAAAGCCAGTCCACTTCGATGAGATCGAAGAACTCCACCACCAACATCCCCGTGTTGGGGGCGGTCAACTTACGACCGTCGCCATAGGTAGCCGTGAACGCCGCCAAGTAGGTGTCGGCATCTAGCAGAGCATCCGAGGCCGTCCATGCGTAGCGAACAAGACCGGTGGCGGCAGTGACTACCGTGACGGAGCCGTTGGTAATGACCTGCGTGCCATCGGTGGCCTTGTACATATTGAAGACAACCGTGGCACCCGTAAGGTCAACACCGGCAGAGTCCACAAGGAACTGGCGCTCCAACTGTGGGAGCCGGTCGCCTTTGCGGATTGATACGTCTGCCATTAGGGCACTCCTGCTGTTGCCTTATTCGCACCACCGCTCAGGGTCGAAACGGTGCCCGTGCTACTGGTTACAACGTAGTTCGTGCCACTTGAGAGGTCTAGGGCGATGAGTCCATCGGCGGTACTTCCACCCGTACCGGCGACCGTCGAAGTCCGCAAAGACTTGACCAGTCGAAGTGCGCTTTGTGCCGAAATGCCCGCCCCTGTTGCCTCCCTTGGGGAGATATGTAGACCCGTGGCGGACTGCCCACTTGTACCGGAAGCACTGGCTTCCCGAGGTGCGATATGAAGTCCAGTGGCCGACTGGCCCGACGACCCTGTAGCACTAGCCGTCCGTGAGCGTACCGTGAGATTGACCGTGCTACTTCCGGTCGTACTCGTCCCCGTGACAGTGCGGAGATGCTTGATGAGAATGGTGAGGCCATCCCCCGTGGAACCTTGGCCCGCCGCATACGAAGTACGGAAGAACTTGGTCAGGATGGCGTTGAGCGAACTCGCCGTACCCGCCCCGCTGGCTTCCCTCGGGGCAATGTGGTTTCCAGTAGCCGACGAGCCAACCGTCGAAGTTCCCGAGGCAGTCCGTGGCGCAATGTGTAGGCCATCGGCGCTCTGCCCGCTGGTTCCTGCAATCGTTGAAGTCTTCTTGTGGATCGCCAGTGAACTGATGGCGTAATCGCCGGTCCCACTACCCGATGCCTCTCGGGGTGCGATGTGTAGCCCAGTGGCGGACGATCCAGTGGTGCTAGTTCCGGTAGCAGTACGGGGCAGGAACCACTTGACGGTGGCTACCTGAGTGCCGTCATACCGAAGATCGGTGTCGTCGTAGATTGTTCCCTCGTCGTACTCAGGGGAACGCTGGGCACCACTGCCACTAGCGGTGCGAGATACTGCACGAACGGCAGTGGCCGATGACCCACCAGTAGCCGAGGCAGAGGCTAGGCGCTGTACATAGCCGATGTACGCATAGGTTGAGTTCGTGTACTCAACGTCTGCGTCGTAGATGATAGCCATATGCGGCTACCGATCAATCAAGCGTCAGAGAAAGCGAAGTGATCTGGAAGGTGTCGCCAGCAGTGACCGAAGCCGAAGCGGAGAGAGCGCCGTACCAGAGGCAGTTGCCAGCGGA